GATTGTTAAAGAGCTTGAACAATGCCCTTGCGCTATTGGGATCTGTCCCCTTGGATGATCCGAGAATACGCTTGTCGGGGTTTCTAAGGGCATGCAGAACGTGTTGGTATAGATCTCCTTCCATCACCGTCTCCTATCGTTTCAATCTGTACAGGTTTTCGCCGGTTGGCAGTAGCTCCCGCGCAAGCTCATCCATGTAGAGGAAGTTGCTGCTGTCAGCGCCGCACTCCCAGCACTTGCTGTCGAAGTCGCCGCCGTTCTTCGCGTGGTGCCGCTGCTGCCGATTGCACTTGCCGCAAACCAGCCAGTCCTTGAGCGGGGTTCCCATTATCTTGAACCGCTTGTTAGTCAGCACCTCGTATGGCGATACCGCCTGCCAGTAGACGGTCACCCGCCTACCACTTTTGACTGCTCGTTGCATGGCTATGCCTCCTCTTGGCAGTGGGGGCAACCTCCATCGATATCCCCAGTGAGAAAAGCTTTGTAGCCTGCCTCAACTGAAGCCTCGATTGTCTTCCGCGCCACGTCCTCTGACGGTGCCATGTCAAAGCACAGGTGAGTGAACATCCTCACCGCTGCGTACACCACCTCGTATGGTGGGACGTTAGCGTCTCCGAGTTTGTCCATCTGCTCCAAGAGAGCATCCTCAAAAGCATCGATGGCGATGCTAATCTGATGTTGCTGCCACTCGTTTGGCATTTCGTTCTGGTCTTTCATCACGTTGTCCTTCTAAAATAAATCGATACTCTTGACACTGAGGGGTGACGGCCCTCCCCTCAGCGCCCCGCGAAGCCGCACACCACTCCATGAATCCTACGGGGTCACTCATGGGCGAATGGTTTCAATGCACCACTGGCAGGTACTCCTTCTGTTGGTGGGTCTACAGTTCCTTGACGAAGCGCATATCAGCCTTGCTGATTCGCACGTTGCCAAGGGATGGAAAGAATGCGTGGTTCCACTTGGTTCCTACCTTGTGAATCCAGCCGTTGTGGATGCCCGAATCATGGTGGTAGCTCACGGGGGTGAACCCCCGATTGCGTACCTTCCTGATCGTGGCGTTCTTAATGAGGTGATCAGGCATCGGGGAACTCCGCTGCGTATGCGTCGAGAATGATCTCGGACATGACGGGTTCAGTCCTCGCGTACACCTCCTCGTCTGTGTAAAGGGTTGGCGGTACGGGTACGCCACGCATGCGGTAATCGTCGCAGGCGTCATCCTCTTCCTCGTAATCGGGGCAACTGCACCCGCAGTGAGGGCATGTGGATGCGTCGTAGTTCCCGTCGATCTTTTCGATGTTGAGGAAGAACATGTCCGCGATCTCGGATGGTCTGTTCCAACCGCCGTTGTTGAACAGATCGTAATAGGCGTTGACGGCAGCGCGGAATCTCTCTAGCTCGGGTCGCTGCTCGGCGTTCTCAACCTCGCCCATGCGAGGGATCAATGCCTGTAGCTTGTCCGCCTTGTCCTGATACCGGCCTCGGTTGTTCCAATAGCTGTCTTCTGTGATGTTCATATATGCATCACCCCTATCGAAGTTTGCGGTAGCTCGCCAGCGGGTTCGAGATCCCACTGATCCGCTAGCTCGTAGTACATCTTCGCAAGGAGCTTGCGCTTGTAAGAGTTGAATCCCTCGGTCTCGGTGTAGCGTCCGTTTACATAGTGGTTGTCTGGGTACTTTTCCGCCATGTCTGAGATCGCTTGCAGCACGTCCATTCGGGCCTGCTCCAGCGGGGTATGGTTGTAAATGTTACGCATTGGTTTTCTCCTGTTTGCGTTGAATTGTGAGTGCAGCGTACCACGACTCACGAATGATGTGAAGCGGGGTTGAGTAACAAACCCCCCGCAGGGTTCGAGACTGAGGTTTAGCTGCTGAGCCATTCCTCGTATGTCTTTAGGGGCTTGCCCGTGGTGAAGTCATTGCCCTCACCATCGTCAGCGCAGCCCAGATAGATCTGGTACTCGCTGTCGTTGTCGCCCCTGTATTGTGTTTGCCAGAACTCTTGGCGCTCTAGCCACCGATCTGTTTCCATCACGTCTCCTTTGTTGGTTATCCAAGACGCCTCGCGGCGTTTCGACCAGTCACCATCTGGTCTCATCAGTTGGAAAATTTAGCGTTGAATGCCTTGCGTCGGCGCTCTAATTCCATCGCGCAGTAGTGCCGCTCGTCGGCGTACTGCCCACACTTAGGATTGTCTGGGTTAGCAGATATCGCTGCGGCGCAGTCCTGCATGACGTGGAGCAATGAGTCGAGGCTCATGCCCTTGGTCTTGGCGATGTACTGGGAGTGCCAGCGACCATCGCCATCGGTATACAGTGCGTTCATAAATCGATCCTCCTGATTCCTGACTCATCCATTAGCTGCTGGGCCTGTATCATGTAATCCAACAGCACAACACTGCCCCAGTTACGCGCTGGGTCACGGTTGACACCCTCGCCACGCGCAATGTCTTTGGCTACCTGCTCTTGCAGATCAATCCACCCATCGAATCCGAACTGAAGCCACGGGTGGTCGGCATACTCATAGAGGGTTATCGACTCCACCATCTTCAGGCTGTCCTCACCCTTGTAAGCAAAGCCGTTGGCTAGCCTCTCGCCAGTGTGATGCCACAGTCTGATGTTCACCATGCCCTGCAATCTGACGCCGTAGCGCAGCGCGTCGAATCGATTGCTGAACTGGCGGCGGTCATCGCCGTCCACTACTTCCCATGTTTCGATTGTCTCTACCATGCTCTTATCCCCATCTCTGCTTGTTGTGTCCGCCAGTCAGCGACTCGTTGTTCTTCCATCTCCCGCACGTCAGCCCAGTACTCATCGAGCAGTGCTGGCGTTAGCTGCGACAGGTCATGTCCTCTGACAGTGGTGCGCCCCTTGCATCGGTCGCAGGCCACGTCGTATCGGCCTGACATGTAGCCATCCATGAAATCGTCTCGGTCACAATCGTCTATCTCTGACAGGCTCATGCCGTCGAAGGCGGGGTTGCTGATCTTGCCCTCACCGCTGCACTTCGGGCATACCACCCAGACCTCAGGGATCACATGGGCATCGCCGTTTCGGGAGTGCCAGATGCCGTCAAAGATTGGCGAGTCTTTAAGTGTTACTAACATGTTGGTGCCCTCGGGCCGCACTAGGCGGCCTCTTCAGTTGATTGTTCAGCGGAGGGTTGATGCTCCGCGATGTGATCCACGGCTTGCTGGGCAAGCTTGGCGGCTCGGTAGATCAGGCGCTTGTCATCCTTGAGTGCCTTGATCCAATTGTTGAGGTACTTAGCGTGATCCTCGCGTGGCTCGGCGCTGACGCCCAGCATCAGGCATTGGAACGCAGCGCCCAACTCGGCAACCAATTCCTCGAAGGCGTAGCCGTCGTTGTTCTTGATGTCGAGTCGGTTGAGGCGCGACTTGTGACCAGTGGCGTGAGTCAACTCGTGAAGCTGGGTTGAGTGAAAGCACTCGGTAGCGGTTGACGTTGCGGTGGCCTCGAATCCACCGGCAGGTGGCATGTGGATCGAGTCGGTGCTGGGACGGTAGAACGCACGGCCCGTCTCGTTGTAGTTGATCGTGAGATCAGTACCGTTGACGTAGCTTGTCACCCAGTCGTTGACGGCTGCGATCTGCTCGACCTCAGTCAGCGGCTCACGCTCGACCTTGAACTGATCAGCGAACTCGCCCTCGACCTGCTCGGCAGAGAAGACCACCGAGTACTTCAGCAGCGGGATATTCTTGGTCGCTTCGCCTTTAGGATCTTTTTTATCCTTCACGGTGAGCTGCTTGAAAAAGACGATCATCTCGCCCTTGCTGCCCTTGGTCACCTTGCAGCCCTTGGACTGCCACTGCTTGAACGTTGCCCACGCTCCGCTGGGTGCAAGATCCATCAGCATCAGGACATTGATACCGTTGTATCGGTTGCCGGTGGTGGCGTTCATCGGCCAGCTACCGCCGAGGCCAGAGCCTCTCATGGGGTTGATCCAGTTCGCGTTGCCAGACTCCATCTGGGCTACAATTCGGTCGGTCATTTCTTGATACAAATCACGCATGTCACGTTCTCCAAAATTTAAGTTAGGCCTGTCATCATCAGTGCATCGGGGCCAATCGATGCAGACCGCCAGAGGCGGTTTCGACTAAAGGTTTTGCTCTCGCATGAAGTCCTCAAAATCATTGTGATCTTGGTTATCCATAGCACGTTCTCCGGTTGTGACTTACTCGAAAGCACTAGCCCGATTGCCAGTGCGCTCTGATAAATCTCACGTTGTTGCAGGTCTCGTTAATCTTGTTGGCCTCGTTCCGTTCGTAGTTGACCTCAAAAACTGTAGCTGCCGATATGCCCGTTGCGGTTCGATCCGCGCAGCTTGTCGCCTATCCTGCCCTAGCACTTTTGACTGGCTAGTGGTCTCACATTTAAGCCTTCTTTCAAGGCACCCCGTGAGGGGCTTGGCGGGATTCAGGCGGCTTGCGCCTCGGCTCCCCGTCGCCGATGTCAAGAAGATCTCACGAATAACGACCAATGTACAGTGTAGAATTACGCTAGTGTTATATTCCTGTTTGTCATAGGTCGTAGGTCATGGGCTGGTGGGGTGACGTGGGGCGGATAGAATGACCAGCACTATATAGGCAGGGAAAAGGGCGCGATGGATAAGCTCACACCAAAGCAGGAACGGTTTGCTCAACTGGTGGCTGGGGGTAGCAGTCAGGCGGACGCTTACCGTGAGGCGTTCAATAGCAACGGCAAGGATTCGACGGTACATAGTGAGGGGTCGCGGCTGATGAAAGACCCCAAGATTACCGCAAGGGTGGATGCACTGATTGGGCTAAAGGAGCGGGCGATTCAACGCAAGGCGGTCTCGGACAGAGAACTGGTGGTTGGCAAGCTGCGGCACTGGGTCACTGACGGAATCGATCCGACTACTGGCGACGAACCTACTAATGCTCAACTGGCAGCGGCTCAACTACTAGGCCGGACGGTTGCATTGTTCAGCGATAAGCAGGTTGTCGAGAAGGTCGAGCGTTCACCGGATGAAATAGCCGCCGAGATAGAGAAACGATTAGCATCAGCGGCAGACGAATCACCGCTCCACTAAATCTAACGGTTAACGTAAGACGCACAACGAATGATGACTGTTAGAATAAGACGCGCAACGAATCACAACGGTTAGAATGAGGGGTCTTTTTTTGAGAGGATCGCGCAAATCACGCACACCCCCACCCA